AAGAAAAGCCCAGTATTATGAGAAACGATATGTAAAATATTACTGTATGAGATGTGGGAAGAAAAGATATGAAAACAAAGAAAATAGAAATAGTAAAAGATAGATGGTCTGATGGGGTAGTTTTAGAAATATCCCATAATGGTTGGCAAACCTCTTGTATCAACGATTTAGATTTAGAGGATTTAAAGAAACTTCGAAGAGTAATTAGGAAAGCTATAAGAGAGTATGAAAATAATAGTAACAAAAGATGGTAAGGTATTTAAAGATAATACCTTATTAAAGCCAAGATTATTTAAAGGGTATTTAAGGGTCAAGATAAATGGCTCAACTCATTTAGTTCATAGGTTGGTAGCATTAACCTATATCCCCAATCCCGAAAATAAACCTTGTGTATGTCATAAGGATAACAATAGGACTAATAATCGGGTAGAGAATTTATATTGGGGAACTTATAAAGAAAATACTCAACAATGTATTCAAGATGGTAGGTTTAAACCAGGAGGTAGAGACATACTAGACGAATTTAGTATTAATTGTTTACTTTATGAATACAATCTTGGTAAACCCCGGTCAATCCTTAAAAAGAAATTTGGGGTTTCCGATTCATCTATAACTCGTATTATAAATACTCATGGTAAGCCAAGATTTGGAAACTATAAATTTAAGGATATTTACCCGTCTGTAATCAAAGACTATCAGAATGGTATGAAAGTTAAAGATATATGTGATAAGTATTCTATTGGACATACTACCCTAAACAATTATTTACGTAGATTTAATATACCGAGGCATACATGAAAATCACTAATAAATTTAAAGCCCAGTTATATAATTATTTTATTTCTAGACTGGGGGGTTATAGATATAGAAGGGGCTGGATGCGTATACCAACTTGCCCATATTGCGGGAGAGAACAGAAGTTGGGGGTTAATCTTTCCATGTATCGAACTAATTGTTTTCGATGTAATGCTCATCCCTCTCCTGCTCAACTGATAATGGATATAGAGGGATTTACAGAATACCATGAACTAATTAACTTTTTGAACAATGGCCAATTTGATGAACTACAGTTTAAGGAAGAGAAAATCGAACTTGCCGAGAGTAAGCCCCTGTATCTCCCTGAGGGATTTAGAAATATTTCGATTGGAGACAGCCAACTTGCAAAAAGCATTCGGGGATATATCAAGAAACGCGGATTTAGCCTCGAGAAGTTTTCAAGATTTGGTATCGGCTATGGAACAATGGGCACGACTTATGGGTACCTTATCATCCCGTTCTATTATCAAGGACAACTTAAATATTACAATGCTCGGAACGTTATCGGAAAAGGTCCCAGGTATAATAATCCCGATAAAGATATCACAGGCCTTGGCAAACAATTTATCATCTTTAATCATGACGCATTGGAGATGTACCGGTCGGTATTCATTTGCGAGGGAGCACTTAATGCTCTCACAATGGGCGATAGAGCAATTGCCACAATGGGCAAAGCTATATCTGCATTCCAAGTCAATGAGTTACTTAAATCCCAATGCGAAAGATTTATTATATTGTTGGACCCAGACGCAAAAGAATATGCCATCAACTTGGCTCTCAAGCTTGTTGCATATAAAAAAGTCAAGGTGGTGTTTTTACCAGACGGAAAAGACGTAAATGATTTAGGGAGAAGTCAGACACTTAAGTTAGTATATGCTACCAGGTACCAAAGTTATCAAGAATTGATATCAATCAGAAACTCATTGAAATAGGGAGTTCCTATTATATTATAAAATAATATATTTATGCGTGAACCATCTATCCATATAACTAAGTCTCAGTTTGAGGAAATATTAAATACCTTAGAGGTAGATAATTTCCCAGTTGAGGCTTTTTTTGTTATTGCTAGAAAGGAGGCAATAAATCATAGAGCAGTCTTAGTTTCTAACAATAAGAATACTAAGAAAGTTAATAACATATTACTAGCATCTAAGGGAGATGCTGCCCTCGTTGCTGATATTTTATATGCAACTCGTATAAAGTTAAAGCATCGGGGAGTTCGGAAAATAAATGAAAGTAATTCTCGAGAATGGGCAAATTGTAAAAAGCTTGCAGAGATATGTAATACCTTCTGTGAAGATTTTAAATTTGATACTCGTGAAGGTTTTATCAAGTATATAGAGACTGGATTAAAAAGGATGACTGATTATCGTAATGTTATGCAAAGGTTATTATCTATGCAAGAAAACATCACTAATCAAGTAGATGCTGAGATAGAGTTACAAAATTCAGATTTAAAACTTACCAAAGAGATACATGATTACTTTATAGGTAAGATTGCTAAGGCAACTGGTATATATGAATCTTATGAAAATCAACCAGAGAAGTATGTACACTTTGCAAAGGTTGGTGACTTCTTAAAAGAAGAAGGTTGGGATTATAAGACCTTCATCGATGCTCAGTTTGAATCTCTTGCATGGTGTAATGGTTTACCAGACATTGCACAGATGTATACTGATAAAGCAATTGAAAGATACAATAAGTATTTATATAAGAATAAGAATAAACAACTACTCGAAGATGAACCAGAAGTTGAAGGTTCCCTTTGGGATAAAATAAGAAAATGATATGAAAGGTTTACAATTTTTCGGAAACAGAGTAGAGGATGCAGCTAATGCTTTTATAGATGTCCTCAAGTATTCAGACCAATCCGTGGATTATCCAGATTTTAAGGATATCGAACCATGGCCTGATGAGATAATTAATATGTTCTATGTGATTTGGAAGAATGCCAAGTTCTCAGAACTAAGTGCCATCATTATGTATACCCAACAGTCTTCTAGATTTGAAGAAATATCAGAATTGATGTTGGGTATTGGTTTGGTAGAGATGAGACACCTTGATAAGATATCGGACTTTTTACAAAAGGCAGATCCCTATGAGGATTACTCTACCATGAATATTAATCCTACGATTGAGATTGGTTCTACTTGGGAACAAGCTTTAAAGATTGCTTTGAATTCCGAGATAGAAACTATTGGTCACTACAAGAAAATCCAAAGAGCAATTGCTCAATACGAAGAACGCCCAGATTACGATGACGTGAATTATTTCCTTGAGAAATTGATTGCGGATGAGGAGCATCATATTAAACTTCTCAAGGAAGCAATGGGTATGGATAAATCTACTAAGGGTGTAACGGTAATTATCAAATGAGTAGGATAATCATACAGAATGGAAATATGTGCGAACTCGACTTACCTCTTAAGTTCGCACAAAAACTTTATAATGAGTTCGCTATTCGACATCCAAATGCTTTCTACTTACGTACAAGGCAAAGAGGTATGCAGAATTGGGACGGTAAGATTCATTACATCACCAAGACTGGGCAATTTAAAATAGGTTTACTTCCCAAAGTATACGATATGTGTATTGAGATGGGGATTAAACCTAAAGTTGTAGATATGAGACAACCTTTACCTAAAGTCAGTAAAGTTGTTACGAAGATAGGCAAATATAAATTAAGACCAGAACAGGAGAAAGCAGTCAAGGCTGTAATTAATAATACGATTGGAGGTAAACCATTTCATATCGGAGTATTGGATTACACGGTTAATGCAGGTAAAACTCTTATTATGTCGTCTTTGTATTTATCCTATAAGAAGCAGTTGAAGACTTTGTTAATAACTAATGACTCGGATTGGTTAAACCAAGCTAGAGAAGAATTTAAGCAATATCTACCCGGAGAGGATATCACTTTTGTTCAAGGCAAAGTTTTAAACTGGAGTAACTTCACAATAGGTATGGTTCAATCTATTTCTCGTAATATGAGGTTCTATCAAAAAGAGTTATCTCAAATAGATATGGTACTTATAGATGAAGCTGACCAAGGGGGCAGTAGGCAATATCAGAATGTAATCACCCGGTTATTCAATACTCGTATTCGTATAGGACTATCTGGTACCATCTATATGAGTAAGCTTGCTAAAGATAAAGTTAAGAATATGAATCTTGAATGTTTCTTTGGTAAGGTACTTGCCGAGTTTAAACTTAGGGATTCTATTAAGAAGGGTTATTCAACTAAAACTGTAGTAAAGATGGTACCAGGTAAACCCTGGTATGGGAATTGGGAATCCGATTGTATATCTTATAAAGAGATATATGATGATTCGATTACTAACAGTTATACTGCTTGGTTAATGGCATATTCCAGATTACGATGGAATATTAATCAAGGCAGATATCCTGCTCTCGTAGTTTGCAAGCATATTGCACATTGTGAAAATCTATATAAATTCTTTAAAAAGAAACTGGGCGATGCCTATAATATTGCCTATGTGCATGTTAATACCAAATCTAAATTAAGACAACAAATAATGAAAGATTTTAGGGACGGCAAAATTGATATCTTGGTATCAACTACAATCATTGCTCGGGGCAAAAACTTTCCTAAGCTAAGGTATTTGCTTAACGCAGCAAGTATGGATAGTCAAGAAAAATCTATTCAGTTCCTTGGTCGTTTGGTAAGAACCGATAAATCGAAAAAGAAAGTGTACCTTGATGACCTTCACTATCCTGGTAATTATTTAGATAGGCATGGAAAACATAGGAAGCAATATTATCAGAGACAAGAATTGAAAGTAATCTTATTAGACAAACTATGGAAGAAACATCCTAACCATAGCCTTATTCAGAGTTAACTAGAAGTACTATGAGTAATTACTTTTCTCCGTAGGAGGAAATAATTACATCCTAATAAGCATACGGGCATTATGAATAAAGATAAAATTATATGTATCAGGGAAGATACTGATGAACGATTAATACAATTACAATCGGAAGGATATAGAATAATACAAATATCCGCATCAGGTATCTACTGCTGGATATTATTAAGGAAACCAAATAACAATATATAATGAAACTGATAGACCGATTAAATTGGATGAACCCACCTGCCAGTAATCCCAAACATGTATTCAATTGCAGGGATTTGGCATGGGTAACCCCTATTAAACACTGGAGATATACCCCGGATGTTTATACCCATTCATTTAGTTTATATTGGGGATCTGGATTAGAGATCAAATTACAACAAGATACTACTGACCCAGAATCTTGCCCAGAATTATCTAAACTCAGGGAACTATTTATTAATAACATTGGTTATTCATATGTAACCCTAGATGATATTACTAACATATACATTTATAAAGAAAAATGAGATGGCAAAGAAAAAGAAACAACTTCCTGATTTATCAAAACATGGTGTACTTACACCAATAGATGTTAGTCAATTGGGTACTAACGGAGATCCATGCTTTGGTATTGGGTATGATTTATCCACTAAAGAATGTAAATTATGCGGAGACTCAGAACTATGTGCGTTCAAGATGTCCCAGAACTTGAACATTACAAGGAAAGAATTAGAACAGAAGAATCAATACAAAGATTTGGATGTATTAGAAGATACGGTTGGTATCAAGAAATACATCCGAGGCTTGATTCGGAAAGGGAAAGATAGAAAAGAGGTTATTACCAAAACCGTTGAGAAATTCGAAGTACCAAGAAAACGTATTAGAGAACTTTATAAAGAGTGTACTAAATAATGAAACCAATAGAGATGATATGGGCTATGTTCAAGGTATACCTTAACAACCCAAATTATTATGTACGGCAAGATGATGTTCTTGCTGATTTGTTTATGCAGGGTGAATACGACGTAGAAAGATTCTGTCATTCACTCGGAGTAACTCCTCAACAAGGATTAACCTTTGAACAACTTTTAAAAAAATGTAATATATTATGAACAGATTTAGATTTATCAAAGTACGGGAGGTAATATCTCCCAACAGAGCAAACCCAAATGATGCTGGGTTAGATTTTTATGTACCAACCGATTTATATCCAGAGCATATTCATTCTAAAAATGAATTCGACTCAGAAGGTTATAATTTAGATGTTCCTTTTGGTGAAGCCTTTGTAAGGCATATAGCTTTAAAACCTGGACATCGTATACTTATCCCATCTGGTATTAGGGGATTGCTTGAACCACCTGCCTCTATGTTAATGGCTGCTAATAAGTCCGGTATAGCTACTAAGCAAGGTTTACTCTTTACAGCTGAGATAGTAGATTCTCCCTATGTAGGAGAGATACATATCGGAGTATATAATGCTTCTGATAAGGCTCAAGTTATCGAATGTGGCAAGAAGCTTGTACAGTTCATACATGTTCCTATCTACATCACAGAGCCAGAAGAGATTCAACAAGAGGAATTCTATATTGAGTCTCAAATGTGGGGAAGTAGAGGAGATAAGGGATTTGGTTCATCTCAAAATAAATAAACATGGATGTAAGAAACATAAGAGAAGAGGTGCCCAATATAAAAGAAACAGAGGTACTCCCACAGATGTATACCTTAGGGTTAGAACAATTAAATGGGTATAGGCAAATAGAATCACTACCAGAATATCCCTTAGATATAAATAACCCGAAGAGCCAAGTTATACTTAAGGATTTTATTGGTAGGGTAATCGAAGAACTAACTGAAGGCTTTGAATCTACCAATGAAGTATTTGACCTTTGCAGTAAAAATGGATGGAATATGGAGATGCTCAACGAAGAAGAACATCAATCCATACTGAATTCTCTTGCTAATGCAAATGAAGAACAAGCAGATGCTTTAGGCTTTTTCTTTACTCTTCTAGCATATTCAAATATACTTCCTGAAGATATACTTAGTTATAATAAAGCAAAAGACTTATTTGAAGTGATGGCTATTGGGGTTAAAGAACTGGTAATCAAATATTCAGATTATCATAACTTATTGAAGTTCGACATTATCTGTAAAGAGGATTTCTATGAGGACGAAGGTAAGTGGGAACATATAAATTCCTATATTCCAGGCTTTCACCAGATGAACGAACTATCCCATGAAGCTGAGAAATTATATCTATGGGAAGTAATCTATGAACTCAATAAAGCTAGAAATTTCCTTAAATGTAGACCATGGAAACAAACTCAAGTGATGACTAAGGAAATAGATTTTCAAGAATCCTTGGTAAAAGCTTTCTATCTCTATATGGGATTCTTAGCGATGAATGGGTTTACTCCTCTCGGATTATTCGGTTTATTCTTTAAAAAACAACGTCTCAATAGATGGAGGCAACAAACTAATTATTAACATGTCAGGATGGAACCATAAATTAGAGGGACTTCAACTTAATTCCGAGGAGTCCCTCCATTCGTTAGAATTTGCTACCTCACAAGAAGCATGGGAAAAACTCAATGAGGGATTCCTAAGATTAGAGCCTGCTTTATTTGCAAAGGGGGCTATTGCCAATAGTGGGGTAGCAGTAGTGTATAACGTATTCATAAAGATACGCAATGCCTGGGTAGACCCAGAATTTGATTATGGGAGATGTTTCAATTATAAAGAAACTAAGTGGACTAGCTTATTGAATAACTACATAGACTTTAATAAGCTTGACTTGTTGCGTAGTAAACTGAGAGTACTGAGAAATAAGTACAATCAGAATTACAATATAACCTATATGTTTAACAATCACCATGATAACGGAAAGCAATGTCTAATAGCAGCGACTTTTTCAAAACGATTTGGGGAGGACATCCCAGTTATTACAATGGTAGTTCGGGCTTCGGAGATTACCAAGAGGTTAATATTCGATTTCCTATTAATTCAACGAATGTCAGAGTACGTATATGGTCCGGATCAGTCAGTACAAATCAACCTATTCGCGACTCAAATGTACGGAAATGTAGAGACACTTCTAATGTATCATACCCATAAACCTTTGAAGAAGGTACTTAAAGGAGCAGAGGAGAATTCATGGAATAAGAGGATAAAAGAGATATGGAAAAAATTCCAAAAGGGCACAGAGAAGGAATTCTCTTCATTCAAGGTATTCTTTAGAAGTTTTAAAGTGCTCAGACCAGATTTATATGAAGAAACATATAAATCAATGAAAGCAAAAGAATTACTTCTTGAATACGAGGATATAGAATATCCTGAGAATGTAATCTCTTACTCTCAACGTAAAGCCTATAAAAAGAAACTTTTAAAACAAAAGAACAATGGAAGCTAAGGAATTTTTAAATCAGAAGCGGATAGGATTAGTAAACAAATTTTATTACCAAGTTTTAGAGATTAAAAAGAACGGTGCAGAACCAGATATACCCTTGTTAATGAAAGAGGTAGAGGATTTTGATAATTTTGTATTTCGCTACTGGCATATGACCTGGGTTAATTCTACAATGTCATACAGTTAAATATTTATATAATATGAGGATATATTCTAACAGTTTTGAGTTAATGTCCGAAATGGGCAGAGAACTCAACAGTTATGGTCAACTTGTAAAACCAAAGACCTATCAAAATAAAGTCATTGAAGGTAATGAGGATTTTATTACTAAAGAACTCATTTGCCAACAATATTGCTTAACTTCATTGGGAGACCCGGTATGGTTATTCGTATTCTCTCATTCAAGAGAATGGGCAGATGCAGAGTTCCAAGAAAGAATATCCCCTAATGATATAAATCCAGGAGAAGCTTGGAAATTAAGAAAAGATTTATGGGAACAATTCCTTGATGAAAAGGGTATGTTCGATTACACATACAATGAGAGAATGGGTGAAGTATTAATAAAAGATTTAGTTCGTCTTTTAAAGAGAGACCCAGATACAAGAAAAGCAATTATACCAATATTTGAGCATGATGATACCTTATACTATGGTGGTAGACAACGTATTCCATGTTCTATGTATTATGATTTCCTTATCCGTCAGAATGGTAAAGGAGAGAAGGTATTACATATTTGCTATCATCAAAGAAGTTCGGACTTTGTACAACATTTCGGTAATGATGTATATCTTGCATGGAGACTCATGCAATATGTAGCTAAAGAGGTAGGAGTAAAACCGGGTTATCTGTATCACACAATCGATTCTCTTCATGCTTATAAGAAAGATTGGACAGCATTAGCTTCTAATCTGGAAGACTTACAAGAAAAATACTAATAATGAGGGATGTATCTACTACTGGTGGGTATGTCCCTTTTTCTATTTATAAATATATGAAGAAAAAACATGTATCATCTTTTCCAGTAATCTTGCGTAAAAGGTTCATGGATAATATACCTGGATTTTCTGGTTATTATGTTTCTAAACGAGGTCGGGTATATACCAGAAGAAGAGTTGGATTAGGTAGAAAATCTAAAACTGGTGTTGGAGATTTAAACAGAGTGGGTTATTGGAGGGAATTAACTAGAATAACTAACCATAAGGGATATTATAGGTTAGTAATACAGGATGATTTCCGTAAAAGACATTATGTACAAGTGTCTAGGTTGGTAGCTTTAGCTTATATACCTAACCCATTAAATAAACCATTTGTATGTCATAAAGATAATAATCCTAAGAATAATTTTTATAAAAATCTTTACTGGGGTACTCAATCTGAGAATATTCAACAATGTGTTAAAGATGGGAGACATCAATCATGCAAACTAGATATGTAATTATTAAGAACAAACGTATGCTTAAAAAAGTTATTGAACTGTGTAAGTATACCGGATATGCCAGTGTGGATTATGAAACTGATGGTTCACCCATATATAATAGGGGTTTTAAGCCAACTATACTCTCAGTATCTTGGATGCCAGGATTTGGTGCTTCTATTCCCTTAGACCATTTCCAAACAAAAGAATATACTTCACCTGGGTGGAACTGGAAGAAGATGTTAAGGAAATTTGGGGAAGAGGTAATCGAGAATTATGAGATAACTAAGGTTGCATGGAACTGGAAATTTGATGACCAGATAAATCAGAAGTATCAGATATTCTACAGAGGTACATGTTTAGATGGTATGCTTGCAAAATATCTACTAAACGAGGAAAAACCTAATGATTTAAAATCAATGGTAAGAAGGTATTTACCAGAGTATGGTAATTATGAGAAGCAAGATGCTTTCGATAAAATACCTTGGGATAAAAAAGAGTTAGACCCACTTTGCCATTATGGATGTCAAGATACGGATTATACTCTTAGGTTAATGATATTCTTTGAAAAGAAGCTGATTGACCTTGGTTTGTACAGTACCTTCAGGAATTTAATTATGTCTGCATCAAGGGTACTCACTTCAGTAGAGAAGAATGGTTTGTATCTAGATAGAGAGTTCAATAATCAACTACTGGAAACATATAAACCAAAAATAGATGCGGCTAGACAAGCTATATATGATTTGCCAAGAGTAAAGAAATTCGAAAAGAAGTATAACCAAGAAAAGATTGATAAATATATTCAATCTATCGAAGCTGAACTTGAGGAGCTAGATTATAATGATCCAAAAGATAAACGAAAGATTGTATCAAGGGAACAGAAAATCTCAAATATCAAGGCTGGTATATTCACAACTAAAAAGGAACAAGAATTGATAAGACCTATCAATTTGGGTAGTTCAGTTGATTTACCTGCATTGATGTATTCGGAAGAAGGTTTTCATTTTGAGGTAATTAAGAATAATGAATCCGGTAAACCAAGTACAGATGAAGAGACTCTTACTAATCTAAGGTTAACCGTTAAAAAACCAGATTCACCTAAGGCAATTTTCCTTGATAGGCTTCTTGAATTACGAGGTTTAGAGAAGATGTATAAAACCTATATAGAGGGTTGGAATGAAAAAGTTCAAGATGATGATAGATTACATGGAAGATTTCTTATTCATGGGACTACAAGTGGAAGATTATCCTCTGCAGAACCCAATGCTCAACAAATTCCCAAGACATCCGTAGACCCCAATATTAAATTACAATTAAAAGCTCCTAAAGGAACCTTATATATTGCTAGTGATTTTAGCCAGGCAGAATTAAGAATTATGGCTCATCTATCTGGAGATGAAACTTATCTTAATGCTTTTAACTCTGGTCAGGACCCTCACTTAGCAATTGCTGCTACTAAATATCATATACCCTATGAAGAAGCTCTTAAGATATATGAGGATGAAAATCATCCAGAACATAAGATATGGAAGGTGAGAAGAAAGCAAGCTAAACAAATTGCTTTTGGACTTATTTATGGAATTGGTGCAAAATTACTAGCAGTAAAACTATCTGACCCAAAATCTGGTATTATAGTTACACCAGAAGAAGCCCAAAAGGAAATGGACATATTCTTTGGTCAACACCCCAAGTTGAAGACCTTCTTGAAGAAACAAGAGAAATTCCTTAGAAAGAATGGGCATCTGGTATCATTATTTGGGAGGAAAAGAAGATTACCCCAAATATATTCAAATGATAAGGGAGAAGAAGCTTATGCTTTGAGATTAGCATTAAATTTCCCATGTCAATCAGCAGCATCTGATATGTGTTTATTTGGAAGTATTCTCATATACTACTTAATGAGACAAGGTAAATTACCCTCTACTAAGTCTGTATGTTTGGTACATGATGCTAATTATCAGATTACTAAACCAGAGAATATTAATATTTGGAGTATATATGAGATGTGGCAAATTTATAGGAACCCATTAACTAAGCCATACTTCGGCTTTCAGATAGATGATGTCACAATGGACATGGAGTTTGTTATTGGTAGGTCAATGGCAGAAGAGTTACCTTTTATTCCGGGTTATGATTATAAGAAAATGTTAGAACCTGATTTCTCAGTAGAAGAATATATGGAAGAACATAAGAAATATAAACACATACCTATTTCAGAGTATAAGAAACGTTTTAACAAACAAATGAAGCAATATGAAAAAGATTTTGAACGGACCCACGGTATGGAGAGCTAAATGCCCAATATGTGATTGTGAATTTGAATATGACAATAGTGAAACTTTTGGGGTTTATAAAAAATCGGGCGATTATTTTAGGATAGTACAATGTCCTAATTGTAAAACTAATATAAAGCATTCAGATTCAGTATCTACCATTACAGGAGTGAAAAGAGAAGATACTATGTCTACATAAATAATATAAATTTATGGAATTATGGCAACACAGAAAGAGATTGATAATGCAAGCAAATTAACTGCCCTTACTTATATGGTTGCAGGTTGCTTAGGTTATTCTATCGAAAATTTACTTAAGTATTTAGATGGAGTTAATCTAAGGTTGAGTGGACAAGAAAAGATGTTACTTAATCGATTAAAGACTCAGTTATCTCAAGTACAAACTAATCTTACTACTTTAGAGGGATTGGCTTTTAAAGTAATGGCCACTGATGGGGATGGGAAACTTGCTTATGAAGATGCTACTCATATTTATTGGGCAGCTTTCTTAGTATTATTAGATAGAGGGGGAACTGATAACTTATGCGACTTACGATTAAGAGCTTTAGTAGATAAGATTAGTCCCTATAAATCTCTTCTTAGATTGCCTGGTATGAGTTTAGCTTATCAAATGGCTTTTGCTCAAGTATCTAATGCTATAAGTAAAGGCGAATTTAGTAAAGAAGACTTTAAAAACCTATTAGAAGTTTATGAAGACGGAGCTAAAAAAACTAAAGGTTAAATTTGAGGGTAGGACCCTAGAAATTGATATTCAAAAAGAATTGTCTATCAATGAGAATATCATTAATTCTCAGCTACGAGAATCCCCTTCTAGTTATTATATTCTTTGTTCTCTTAGAGATAAGTATATAAAGGAAAGAGATTTACTAGCAAGGGAAAAGGATAAAGCCTATTCCAATGCTTGGGTATATTATAAGGATGCCAATGAAAGGTGGAATAACGAATATGTTTCTCATAAGGCAAATCTTAACAAGAAGTATTCTTCCATTTATGAAAGATACTTAAAAGCTGTAGAAAAAGCAAATAAGTTCATAGCTATATGTAAAGCTTATGAGAGTCGGGAGAATATACTAAGAACTATTAATGCGAACCTAAGAAAGGGTTAACCCATTGAACTATAAACAATTACTAACTTTTAAAAACAGTATTAGAATATGAATTATTCAATGACATTTATCTCACCTATTGTAGCTGAGAAATTTAATCAAGAATTACCCGGATGCCCAACAGAAAACCGGGTACTTATTTTATCTCCCAAGGAGGTAAACCAAACTAAATCTGGTTTGATTATCCCTGAACAAGTAAAAGAGGGAGTTCCTCGTAAAGGGGTTGTAGTAAAGAGTGGGGAAATTACTGAAGAATACAAAACCTACCGAGAATTGGTTGCTGTAGGTAGAATAATTACCTATGGTTTGTATGCAGGTAAAGAACTTGAATTCGAAACGGACAAACTATCCCCTGCTCTCAAACAGCTTTTAGAGAAAAACGTTCTTACCGTATTGAGTATGAACGAAGTAGTTTACTCAGAACCGAATAATTAAAACTAATAATTATGATAAAAGACAAGAAGAAAAAGAAAGTTTCATCAGAGGGACTTTCTACAAAAGAAAAGATGCTAGCTAGAAAGAAACAGCTAGAATCTAAGGGAAATGGTAGTGGGTTAGTATATCCAAAAGAGGGAACTCTGAGAATGAGAATTAAATCTCCGGGTGATGACCAAGAATTGGGTATCGAAATTATTCAATTCTACCTGGGTGGCAATTTGGGAGGAGTTATATCTCCGGCTACTTTTGATGAACCTTGCCCACTCATGGAGAAATACCAAGAATTGAAAAACTCCAAGGATGAAGATGACAAGGAACTTGCCAAGAATTTGGTACCAAGAAGAAGATATGTCATCGGTGGTATCATTTACTCAGATGAAAAGGGTAGTAAGGTAGATTACGAAGGCAAAGATAAGGGAGTTTTAGTTCCTCGCTCAGTATACCAGGATATCATTGACCTTTACCTTGATGAAGATGAGGCAGGTGATATGACAGATCCAAAAACTGGATATGATATCAAGGTAATTCGTTCAGGGTCTGGTAAACTAGACACCACTTATTCTGCTCGTGCTTGCAAACCAACTAAGTTGGACAAGAAATATCAAGGTACAATTGACCTTGAGGGGATAGTTCGTTCTCAAATCAAATCCTATGATGAGTTGGAAGATTTACTTTCACAGTATCTAAACGAAGACCATGGGGATGACGATGATGACGATAAGTCAAAGAAGAAAAAGAAAAAGGGAGTTCACAAAGACCATTACATGGAAGATGATGAACCTAAGAAAAAGAAAAGAAAATACAAATCGGATATTTAAGGGTTAGTAATATGGTTTCATTCGAAGGTGGTAATTAGATTCGTTCTGTTATCACCTTCTTTAGTTTAAAGACATTACATTATGGCAAAGAAATCGAAAGTGGGTTTAAAGGTACCAACAAAAAATGAGATATTAAAGAAATATGGGGGCATGATGAGATTGGCTTCAGAAACTGTAGAATCAAATCTATGGTTGCCATCAACCTTCTTTGCTCTCAACTATACCTTTGGTGGTGGTATACCATTCGGTAAAATTTTAGAAGTAGCTGGAGAAGAATCATCTGGTAAATCTCTTATTGCCTATAACTTTGCATATACTTGTCAACAACTCGGAGGACATGTCATATGGGTAGATGCCGAACAATCTTGGATGAACTCTTGGGCAGAAATTAATGGAGTAGACCCAGAAAGAGTTACAGTATTAAATGATACTCGTATAGAATATATTTCTGATGCTGTAGCAGACTTAGCAATCTATCTTCGTTCTCAATTAACTAATAATGAACCGATTCTCTTAGTGATAGATTCTATTGCTGCTATGGATTGTGCAGATAACATAGATTCTAAAATGGTAGAGGGTAAGGCTGAAATGGGAGGTAGAGCAAAAGCTCTTTACAAATACTTCCGTATCAGAAGTGAATTATTCTATAGATTAGGAGTTACACAGATTTACATTAACCAATTAAGAACTGCTTTAAATGTCGGATTCGGAAAAGATAACACAACTACTACAGGAGGTGCAGCACTTAAGTTCTACGCTTCAATCAGAGCTGCCTTTTACTCAGGCAGGTCTATCACTGTTAAACAGAAAGGTAAAGAACGGAAAGCTGGTAAATTGGTCACAATCCGACTTATTAAAAATAAGGTTGCTCCTCCAAGACCTACAATCAGTAAGTGCCCGGTTTACTTCAATCCTAAGTTCCATGAAGTAGGTTTTGATAGATGCTATGCTCTTGAGGATGTATTGGTAGAAAATGATATCATAGAAAAATCTTCAGGTGGAGTATATAAGTTCAAAGGAAAAACTCTTGCAAGAGGGGAAGAGAAATTCCAAAAGCTTTTGGAAGAGGATGATGAACTTCGTCGTAAACTATTAAAGAAGGCCGAGATAAATACTATCGGTACAACTAGAAAGAAGATAGTAGCATTGACTACTAATTTATATCCAGTAGATGGAGTAGAATATGAATCATTTAACGAATCGGAAGACGAAGAGGAGGTAGAAGATGAATAAAAAGGAGGTAGAGGGTATAGAGAAAGTAATTAAAGAATACCTTAAAAAGAATTTGAGAATTGAACCAAGAGTTAGATACTTAGATGCTTATAGTTTTGCTGAGAATTACCTTGATATCTATCTTGGTGACGAAAAGATTCAAGAAGTTTCACTTTATGAATTCGATTTTAGAGCATGAGTAAGAAAACAATATTATTGATTGATGGAGAAAATATCCTCCATCAATCCTTCCATAAGTTCGAAAAACTTAAATCTACTGATGGAAAACCCAGTGGAGCAATATTTGGATTTTTTAAATCCCTGCATATGTATCTTACGAGGTTTGAACCAGATGGGGTTTATATTTCATTCGATAATGGTCATTCACCAGTAAGGACGAAGTTATTGCCCAATTACAAGGGGCATCGAAAAAATATATCAATAGATTATGAGTCATTGCAAAAGCAAAAGGCAATCATAATGAAAATGCTGGGTATGCTAAGAATTAATTATATCTTCGATAAAAAGAAATCTACAGTATATGAAGGAGATGACTTCTTAGCATATCTTGCAATTAAAAAATTCCAATCCGAGAAAATGATACTTATATCATCGGATAAAGACTTTAACCAGTTGCTATCAAATAACCTGAGGATATATAATCCCAGAAAAGATGAGATGATAAGGATGGATAATTGCAAAGAATTATTCGGATATCATTCTCATGAGACAGTAGAATATTTAGCAATGGTTGGAGATACTTCCGATGATATATCTGGGTTTCCTGGTATAGGTCCAGTAAAGGCAAGGAAAATACTCGATGAAGGTAGGATTGAGAAATTCATTGCTCAGAGTAAGAACAAAGAATATCTTCAAATATGGAAAAGGAATGAGCAATTGATTGACCTCTTCTGGTTTGTAAGACATAACCCATTAGAGAAATTACCACTTAAGTCAAAAAAGAAGTTTAAGTATGAGAAATTCAAAGAGCTTTGTATCGAATACTCTTTAGCATCCTTCTTGACAAATGAATTTATAAAACCCTTTAAAGAATTACATCATGAGTAAACGTATAATGTTTGTAGGTCCCTCAGGTATAGGGAAAACTACTTTAGCTAAGTATGTAGCTAAGAGAGAAGATCTACCTTTTATTTCTGGTAGTATGTCGGATTTATTACCTGCTACTGAAGGGGTATCACATAATGAAATATTATCCCTCGGTTCGGAGGCAATGTATAAAGCAGATTTTCAACTTCTGAACAAAAGGAATAGGTTATTCAAGGATAGAGAATACTTCGTAACTGATAGGAGTTATGCAGATTTGGCTGCTTATTTTTGGTATAAGCAATCAAGAACTTTACCAGAATGTGAAATGGAACATTTTTTCTGTCAATGTAAGACTTTAATGGAAGATCAATGTGATGTAGCAATCTTCTTACCATTAAATCTAGATACTTATAAGCATTGGTCAATGGAAGATAATGGTAAGAGAATACTTAACAGATTCTTCCAAGTTCAGATATCATCTCTTATGGGGGAATTGCTTGCAAATTGGGAAATACCCACTATTTGTATATCTGAGCTCGATTTAGGTATGAGAACGGAACAAATCAATTACCATTTAGATGGGATATGGGGAAAGAAGTAATAGCAATAGCCTTTTCAGATTTGCATATTAATCTCTGGGCTAAGTTCAATGAGAATAATCACAGGACCCTGAATAGTTTCAGGGTTTTGTCGATTATACAAAAACAATGTAGGAAGTATAATTGCCCAGCTTTATTCTGTGGGGACTTATTTCATAAGCCTGAGAATATGGACCAAGAACTTGATGAGATATGCTATAAAGAATTTAATAAGTACAATGATTATGACCCTCTATGGGTATACGCTATTTCAGGGAATCATGACATCAAGAAGGTAAGTAAAGCTGGTACACCTCCCTATAGCTGGCTTTATAGAGTAGAAAGGTATGGGATTTATATATTAGATTATGGGTCTGCTATCTTATCTTCTAATCATAAGGATATAAAAGTATATGGTGTACCTTATATTGATAATAATGTCGGTCTAAGTGAATATTTAAAGAATATTGAATTAGATAAGAGTCTTAAGAATATACTTTTACTACACACGGATTATCCAGGAGCAAAGGACACCGATGGTAGGGAAATAGATTCTGTAGAGAATCTTAATGTTAACCTTCTCAATAAGTTCGATTTAGTATTATGTGGACATATTCATAAACCTCAAAGACTTTCGAAAAAGGTCTATATGATTGGAGCTCCTAATCATCAAAGAAGAACTGATAGAGATTGCGAATTGGGCTATTGGAAAATATATGAGGACCTATCAATGAAGTTCATCCCTTTAAGGGAATTCCCGAAATTCATTGATGTAGAATCTGAGGAAGATATTAAAGATGATGGCAATTATTATACTGTGATTCCCAAGAAAACTAGTACTCCCGTTAATAACAAACATAAGATTACTAAGCAACTTTCTAAGAAGTCACTAGCAAAGAGGTACTTAAAAGAGAAAGGTATCAATGATAAGGTTAAATCGAACCTATTAATAGAAACACTTAAAAAGGTAGAGTCATGCTAAGTTTTATGAATATGGATGTAGTGGGTTTTTGTTCAATAGAAACCCTGCATCTACAACTAAATCCAACTTGTACCATCCTTATCAAGGCACCAAATGGGAAAGGGAAATCAACTATTCTATCGGCATTAGTATGGGCAATATATGGGAAAAATCTAAAGGGTGTATCTGATGTAAATACCTGGAAGGAAGTAAGACCCAAAGATTACAAGGGGACTATGGTCCAGGTATTCTTCCAAAAAGACACCCATACTTATAAGATTGTCCGATGTCAAAAATATGAAGAAGTACTTGAGGATGGTGCAAAGGGCAAAGACCGATTAGTATTCATCAAAGATGGTGATATAATTGACATCAAAGGTAAGGGTAAGATACAAGATGCCATAAACCGAGAGATAGGTTTATCATATACTCTGTTTATGAATTCTATAATGTTTGGTCAGGGCATCAAACGATTAATACAAGAATCTAATTCTGATAAGAAAAAGATATTCGAAGAAGTATTTGATTTAGAATTCTTAAACCTTGCCAAAGGCATTGCATTACAAGATAAAAACAATATAGTGGCCCAGATAAATGAGGTAGAGCATCAATCTCAATTATTAAAGAAAGAATTAGAGGCAAACAAGGAGGCTTACTTCGACTTAAGAGATAGAGAGAAGTCCTTTAAGAAGAAAAACAGAGAAGAAAGGAAATCCTTGAAACAAGATAGGGAGAAACTAACCAAGTTACTGATACAAAAACAAAAACAGATTAAAGATGAGGTAGATGCTTCTATAAAGATTAAGATTAAAAATCAGAACAAATTAATCTCTGATATCAGGGGTAAATTGAATAATGCTAAGAAGATATCCAATGTATCTCTCAAAGAGGTCATTAAGGAATTAGTAATACAGTTAGAAGGAGGTAACTACAAACGTGCATTACGAGATGCTAAATCAATATATAATGCGTTCTCTGATATTGAAAAATATGAGAAGAAATACTCAAAAGCCCAAGATAGGTTGGAAGAATTAGAGAACGTGGATGAACGATATAAGAAATTGAAATCTGATTGTGATGATATTGCTGATGACCTTGCTTCTATTGACGAAGATTTGGCCAAGCTCAAACAGGAAAAGCTTAAGGTCATGTCTCCCAAGTATAAACAGAAGCTTAAAGAGATTAGGAAAAACTTACGGAAAGTTGATGAGGATTTTCATAACAAAGAATTAGAGTTAGAGAATTATAATTGGTTAATTAATGACCCTCTTGGTAATAATGGGATTAAGGCCTATCTCTTCGATTCATCTCTTGAATTCCTTAATAGAACTCTGGACAAGTATTCAGAGGTACTTGGGTTTAGAATAGAGTTCAATATAGACCTGGGAACTGCAAGAAAAGATTTTGTTACTCTAATAGAAAGGGATGGGATGATTATGGATTATGATGAACTTTCGGGAGGTGAAAAACAATTATGTAATGTAGCAATGGCTTTTGCCATGAATGAATCTCTCACAGCATCTAAAGGTATTAATATTGCATTCCTTGATGAGGTATTCGAATCTTTAAGTTCAGATAACGTAGAAGTAGTTACATCATTGATACGTCACATATTCAAAGAGAAAACTTTATTCTTGATAACCCACTTGGATTCACTTCCTCTCGGTAATACCAAAATCCTGCAAGTGGAAAAGACCCAAGGCCTGAGTAAGTACCAATTACTATAATGGTATATAAAATACAATACACCATTATATCATGAACTCTAAGAATAAAGGAAATCGATTCGAAAGAAAGATAGGGGCTTGGTTTACGAAATGGACCGGGTACAAATTTGAAAGAAACCGAGCCGGGAGTGGAGCTTGGCATTCAAACAAGGACTCCACTTCTGATTTAACCTGTACTGATGAAAGGCATGCTCATAGATGTAAGATATCTATTGAATGCAAGAATTATAAAGAGATTAAATTTGAACATCTACTCTTAGGTAATAAGGGATGCGATATATTGAAATTTTGGGAACAAGCTTCTAAGGATGCAAAAAGAGCAAATAAAGTTCCCATACTCTGTATGAGATATAATTCAATGCCCTCAGAAGAATTTTTCTTTGTAGTTGGAAAGGGTCTATCTTCCGTATTCTATAAACCCCTATTCGATAAAGCCAATATTATGGTAATCGATGTACCAAAGATAGATGAGATTCTTTATGTATTCATGGCTAGTGATATACTGAAGAATGTAAACTATAAGTTAGTACATAAACAAGCTAAGTTAATTCTTAAAAATCGGTAACTCATGAAGAAGCATACCCCATACTCATATTGTATATTTTACCTTGAAAGGAAGTACTGTGATAAAATCAATAAAGAACTTAAAGAAAAGGGGTATGACCAAATCAAGGCAATTATTCCTATGGTAAATGTATTAAGAAAAACCACAAAGGGTAAGATGATATTTGAAGAAGTACCAGTATTATTCAATTATGGTTTTATGAGAATGCCAACTAAATTAGCATTCTCAAGGCCTTTTCTTAATAAGTTACGTAGGAATATATCTGGTATCAGAACTTGGTTACGTAATACTGAGACAATGTACCCAAGAAAGAAAAAGGTAAGAATTGACAATGCTGAAGACTTTGATGATTTTTCTTTAGTGGCTACTTGTAGTAGAAAAGAAGTAAGGCGATTTAAACGTATTGCTAGAGAGAACAAGAAGTTTTCGGTAGATGATTTAGTCAATGTAAAACCGGGAGATTACTTAGTATTACGAGGTTATCCCTATGAGGGAGTAGATGCTACAGTATTAGAGGTTGACCATCTTTGTAAAAGAGTAAAAGTCCTTATATACCCAGAAATGGGAAGGATGGAAGTATGGTTACCATTTGACAACGTTATCTATAGTGTATATTTAAACCATGACCCAGATAAGCTTTATGCTAATTCTGGTGAATATGACCCCAATCAGATAACCAATGAAGCAATTGATAGTATAATGAGATATAGAAGAATTTAATGTTATGAACGAAGCTCAACAAAAAGCCTGGAGTTGTTTAATTGATAAAGAACAACAGTCATTATTCCTTCAATTATCCGAAAGTAAATCTTCATGGGAAGCTGGTGAAATTTTAAAGTTATCTCATTACAAGTATCTTGAAATCCGAGAACGGTCAGAAAAATTCTTTAGGCTATTCTCGGATTTTTTTGAGAAACACACTTCTATCTTTCGACCAGATTGTCCCTGTGAGAGAAACTTCCAAGATTATATGGAGGGATGTTTAGAGAAAAGATTAAAGAGAAAAGATGCCAGTATATATACTGGGGACTCTACTCAATTACTCCCAAAAGTAAACTCTAAGAATATAGAGAGGAATGTGAGGAGGTTAAAAGAGTCTGACGATGAATGGGATATAGATACTCTAAGATTAATTCTTGAATTTGATAGGTGGAATAATTTTAGAATACTACCCAGGATGCTACAACAGCCTTCTGCATTTAAAAGGAGGTCGAATAAAAAGGATAAGATATACATCAAATATCTCCTTAATAGAATACCCGACTGGATGCACACTAAACTTAAAGAGAGGTTTAGATATAAAGTGAAACCAGGTAAAAAGAAATATTGGGTAGCTCTAATATCTGAGGACTTATATACTGATGGTTATCTACTATTACCTGTGAGGCCACTAGAAGAAGTAGTCAGTGAGTTTAGTAGATTTTATATGTATGTATTTGAAACTAAAGATGATGCTGATACTTTTGGTTTCATGGTATCTAAGTTTATGATTAAAACTGGTACAGTAAAGCTCGGGCAAAAATTCTGGCCAGAGTACAGATGCTGTGTGGAAAGAGCAGTAAACTATAATCAAGTGAACAACATAGAATTCAATATAAAGAAATTAGACATGGCATATAATATCCATACACACAGAAAACCGAAGAAACCTAAATCTACTGCCGTAGAACGGGCAAAAACCTCGGATTTTTATAAAAAGAAATAGAAATATAGTATATAATTCAAATATTATATTTATATTTGCATAGTGAAATTAATGAATACTTAAAATATTAAATATATGGCAAAAAAGAGTAGAAAAGACCTGAAAGCTCCCTCCAAAGAGAAATCGAATTTCCTTGGTGCATCAGGGAGAAACATGACTTACAAGGATCTAAAGAGAAAGGCTATCATACTTGGTATGCCTTTTCCTGATGCTTGCTCTGCTGGAGTATTTGATCTACTTCATTTTATAAATGTTTCAGAAGAAAAACCAGACAGATCCTTAATAGATAAATATGATGATTGGATGGATAAGCAATTAGAGAATATTGGTTATTCAAAGGATGATCCACTAAGGAATTCTCGATTAAGGCTTGGGTTTCTTGGAGAAGAGGGGGAAAATGGGCAAAGAAGAACAAAACGGGTACCAGGGATAAAGAAACCTCGGGAAAAGAAACCTCCAAGAGAAAGAGATGAATTCAATCTTATCAAGGGTACTAAAAAATCTTATGTATTTGAATTGACTGCAAAGGGTTTTGAACTTGATAGGATTATTCGGAGAATGAAGAAAAAATTCCCTGAGGCAAATGAGAAATCGATTAACCTTTGGTATAGAATGGCAAAAAGGAATATCAATGGTAAAACTAAGGGAGGGAAATAACGAACCGATACGACCCGATAGGTATTATATTTGGACTTGGAGACCAGATACCACCAACAAGTATATAACTGAAAAAAGTCTATATAGGAAACACTTAACTGGTATCCCATATTTCACTAGACATCACGTAAAAGTTACTTTAGTTTATCTTTATGGAGTTGATGTTCTTCAATATATCCATATAATATCTGGAAGGAAACTAATAAGGCATGGTATTAAAGAATTATCCGATATGAACGGTACCCGATATAAATGGGGATATACTAAATTTTGGTACAAGGGTAAATTTGTACAAGCGAAGAAATTCATAATACCAGATGAATATCATATTGATAAACACCGACGAAGAAGATTTATGGTTCAAATGCACCGAGTCTTTAAGTCTAAAGGAAAAAAGGCATTCGATGAAAGATACTCAATTAAACTTTATGGACAACGGCAGGGCATATCTACCGAGCATCTCCACGCTAAGAGATTACAGGTCCGTCTTGCTATCTTACAGGATTTACAACAAGCTTCCTCCAGAGGAAAGACATAGGTTCAATATATTTTCCTTACAGTACCCTCCATTGGTAAGCTCATTAGCTTTATATTTGAGAAAGAAAATGAATATCCCAATACAGAAGGTACTATTTATCAAAGCACAAAGAGATATGATTGATATATTTGATGAGGCATCCCTTAAATTTATTGGGTATCTGCCAAAAGAAAGGTTTACCAAGAAGTCTCTTTTATTTCAAGGGTTTATATCATTAGAGAGTATTAAACTTAGAAGTTCTTATGCTTATATAATGACCAACAGGTTGATAGAAAATAAGATATGGGTATACCCAATTCGATTATCCGATAACTATAAAACAATGAAAAAGGGAAAATATCTATCCTATACCGAAGTATTTGGAAAGGTTGGTATTCCTGGGATAACTAAAATTAAATATAGCAATGAATAATAACGAAGGTTTTAAAATCATAGCACATCAACCAGCAAACCCATTTGCAGGTAAGAAGTTTAAGATAGTCACTTATCAAGGTGACAAGGAACTTGCCTCTCAGGCAATAACAATTGAATCTCAATTAGAATTAAAGACAATTCTAGATGAGATAAAACAATTCAATATTGCTCAGGAGGAATTATTAAAATCTGGGTATACTCAGAAATCCATACTGGTAAAGAAACTTATAACAGAGTGATATAAATAAATTATTAACCAACTTAAACATTACAAAAATGGCTAAGAAGAAAAAAGAAGTGGAACTGAAAGAAGTTTCCAGAACAGAAATCAATGGTGCAATCATCATTAAGTATGAAGATGGCTCAGTAAAAATTATCCCAGCTCCTATTATATTGTTTGCCGAAGAAGCAAAAGACTTCTTTGTTTCAGAAGAGGAAGATGATGCCGACGAAGACAAACCAAAGAAAAAGGCAAAAAAGAAAGGGATTCACAGAGACCATTATATGGAGGATGATGACGAAGATTCCGATGAGGATGATGATGATGA